GTTATTAACGATGGAAATTAACCGGAGCGTACAACACGACATGAAAAAATCAAAACAAGCTGTTCCGTCAGCCACCAGAAGCGCCTGGAAAAGCGCCAAGTCAGGGGGGACTACTAAACCCCCACACAAACAGGGCACAGCCAGCAAGGTCACTCCCGAACAACACCGCGGGCTTCAACGCCAGCTCCGCGAGGCACACGCCAAGCTGCAACAATGCCAGGACTGCACGATCTGTGACACCTGTAGAATCCCCTTCAGCCAGGAAGACGAAGGGAAAGCGAGCACATGTCAATCATGCAAGTACAACGCCGCAAACAGCCTCAAGGCCAAGACGGGTCTCACCAGCCTACCCTCATCCAGCAGCAACATCCCCGCCTGGACGCTGGCCGCGATTGAAGCAAGCCTGCCGATGCAGCAGCCTACCACACCCAGCCCAAAAGTGCAATTTACTTCCGAAGACGGACCACCCGAGTGTGCACCCCCGGAGCCCAAGCACCACGGTCGCCTTGTTCGTTCAGCCGCAGAAGCAGTGCACACGATCATCCGCCTCCAGGAACGCAAGGCCCCCGAGGCCAAATCTCCGCTCACGTTTCATTACAAGCCGTATTTGGCAGAACTTCGAACGTATTACATCGACGTGCCCGGATGGATGAGTTTGTCCAAGAAAGCAGTACGCGCGGACCACAGGATCGTCGACGCCATCTCAGCCCAATTGGCCGGGAAGCCTAGAATGGGCAAGGACGGGAAGACCACCATGGCACTGGCTAGGAATGTATCCTTCCGCCTCCACAAGAACGTTCTTGGTTTGAGTGGCGAACAACTGACTGAATCAGTTTCCGTCGCAGCCACGATCGCTTTCACAAGATCCATTGAGCACGAAATCGAAGTTGCCGAGCATATGATCTGGCACAACAACACCACAGTCCAACGACTCGGCTACGCGCAATACGGATTCTTGGAAGGTTTGGGAGACAAGTTCAGACGATTCCTAGGGCGGAACATCACCACAGTGTGGCCCATAGCCCTCGGAACCACAACGCTGACAGCCCACCATCTCTTTGCCGGCACTTTCGGCCAACCGCTATTGCGGAAGCACGCCCCGGGCTTAGCCCGTCTGAGGTTTTTGCCCCTCGTGCTTGGGCTCGGGTTGGGAGCCGTGGCCTACGGTTTCCAGCGGTTGGTTCAGTACTGGAATCGACCCAACACGGAGGCAGAACAACAAGCCGTTGTAGACACCGTCTCAGATGAGTACAACTACTCCCAACGCACGACGCAACTGCCAGTCGGCGTGTACCACGGCCGCCTATCCCTCCAAAAACAGGAGTACGAACCCATCCCGCAGGCCGACCGCGACGTCACCGGATGGAGAACAGGGGAAGCTGACACCCATGCACCAATCACACACATTCAACACCTCAGCCTCGGGTTTGCGGACGCTTTGCCAGTCGTTCCGGCCTCGAGCTCCAACAATGAGACTGTCGCCATTCACGACCGCCTCTACAACCACGACTCCAGCAAGCTCACTAAAGAAGCAACAGACGAGTACGCGACCTTCATGACTGACATGCTCACGAGCGAGTTCCCCACCATGTATGGCGACATTCTCAAGCTGTACGCGAACACTCACAATCTCTCTGGTAACCCAGCTGAGGCAGTGTACGCGGAATGGAACAGCACATTGAGAGTGTCCCCCAGCGTGGCAGCAGCCCACGATGTAGCAAACGCTGAAAACCAAAGATCCAGAGTTTCGACGAGCGACGTGTCATTATTCATCAAGCAAGAACCCGCCTTCTTTCTATCCGCAAGCGGTCCCACCAAAGTCAGCGCACCTCGTCCCATTCAAAACTGCAGCCAACAAGCTCATGTCACTCTGGGGCCGCGATTCTACTGCTTTTCAAAGATGGTCGCCGAAGTATGGAACGCAGACCATTGGTGCTGCTATGCCTCAGGCATTGACAAGCACGCCGCCGCTGCCTTCCTCGTGCCTGGACATCAGTATGTCGGCGACGTGTCCCGGTTCGACCGCGGGCTCACAGAAGGAGTCCTCAAACCCCTTCACACTTGGCGAGCGAAGAGACAACTCTTCTCAACAGCAGCGCAGAAAGCCGCGGAACAACAACTTGAAACCACTTGGGTTTCCATGAGAGGCAGGCACTCCGGCAAGTACAAGGGGCAGCGTAGATCAGGCGACGACAACACTTCCATCGACAATACTATTCTCAACATCACAGCACACGCGTGGGCAATCTCCAAAGCCCTTGGCATTTCGTATGAGCAAGTCAAGCGCACCTACAAGATCATTGCTCTAGGCGACGACATCGTCATTTGCGGGCCGGACGACTTAGCCAACGTCGATTTTGCGGCCATTCTGGCCACCATCGGCTGGGTCATCAAGCCCGCCATGGTCGACAACCTCGACGACGTCGAGTTTTGCAGCATGGCCCCCTGGCCCAGCACCGCAGGCCGCATCTTCGGAGCCAAACCAGGACGCTTTTTCTCGCGCTACGGATACTGCTGGGACTCTCAAGCCAAGATATCCATGCCCGAGAAGGCCTACGGCATGCTCCTCAACAACAACCACGTCCCATTCGTCCGCAAGCTGCTGCAACGCCAACTCCAGTTCAGCAAGGACAAGACCTTCGAGAACACGACACTACCAGAATGGGCTATGAAGAACCCCACCTTCATGGCCGAACCTACCGAGGAGACCTGGACCATGTTCGAACGGCTGTACGGGCTCGGACCCGCAGACGAAGCAACATTCGAGGCACGCTTGCGGGAATGGGATGGAAGACCGGCCCTGATGTCCGACCCTATGATCCGCATCATCCTGGAAAAAGAAGAACTGGCCTGCTAAGGACCGGCCGGCGCTAAGAGGGGCGCCATATAAGTACCGGTGCTTGTAGTGCTGCTTAACTACAACGAACGGGGTCGTAAACCCCGAGGTGTGCCATAGTTTCCACAATCTTGGCATCATGCTTCCATACCCCCCTCGCCAAGTCCCGGTGAACAACAACCCACATCACGCCCATCTTCGCACGGTAACCCCTTCTGATAATGCTGAGTCCCAGCACAGATCCCGGCCCGGGCATGCAGATGCGATGATTCCTCCGGCAAAGCATTGCTGTGAGTAGTGGGCACGACCCGGAGATAAGTACAGGGGCAGGCAGAAGCATAGGTATACCCAGCCTAAGCAGGACACAAACCAGACATTTGGTGTCAAGTCTGACAATTGTACCTAGCTGTGCTGAGAACAGATTACCAACTCCCCGCCTTACACATCTAAGCGGCACGCCGGAGTTTAACTCGCGTGAACACCCAACCCAACTCACTTCGGCCTGATAAGCCACTTGTTTTACATACACATTGCCCAAGCAACTGTACTCGGTAAACCTAACCGAACCAACCTCCGCAAGGCCTCCTTGCAAATTGCCGCCAACATGCTCCAAGCCACGCGCGGCCGTGGACGACAGGCTCCACGACAAACACTGCAGCAGAAAGCGACTGCTGTTCGTGCCGGGAGAGGCAACGCCAGGAACACCAGGCTCCCCTCCCGCACCACAACCAAGGCACCCGTAGCCATTGCATCAACCATTAGGAACGTCCAGCCCAAAGTTAGGGGCAATATGTTCGGCGGTGGCGGGATGACCATTACCCACAGGGAATTCTGCTTCGACGTCAATTCGGAATCGAAGTACAACCCTGTGCGCATTCCCATCCAACCCGGCATGCCCAGTCTGACCAGATGGCTGGCCAACATCGCTCCATGGTTTGAGAGCTACATGTTCTTGAGCTTGGAGTTCGAATACGTACCATCCATTTCGACAGGCCGAGACGGGCGCCTCATCCTTGGTGTAGACTATGATTCAAACGATAGCACACCAGCTGACATCCACGTGCTTGAGAATCTCGGCGACAACGCCTCGGGCTCAGTTTGGGCTCCGCTCAAGCTCCGATGCACCAATGCAAACCTGCACAAAATGGTGCGCGAACGCTATGTTCGAACAACTGACCCCAAGCTCCACCAGGACATCAACACCACAGACTCCGGCGTATTCTTCCTAGCCATTGACGGCGCAGACGCCGCACACGATGGAACAAAGATGGGTGCCATGTACGTCACGTACTCCATACGCCTCATCACGCCTCAGGTGCATACCGCAGCATCCACCAACGCAGTGCAACAGTCATACGCCGGTTCTGCCTCAACGTATGATTTCCCCACGACTAGCACGAACTATCCAATTCTTACCGGATCCATCGTCACTAGTATGAACGGCATCAGCACAAACCGGTGGGGCGACGGTAGCCTGTTAGACGGCAATTCCATCGTCCCTCTCCAAGACTACGGCTCCGGCAGGGGCTTCAAGCTTCCCGCGGGCACCTGGGACCTCCTCATAGCTGTGAGCACCACATATGCTGCCGGCGGACTCACCAGCGCCCCGGTGCTGGACCTGAAATACGGCACATCGACGGGCACCGCCCCAGTGACGACCGTCCAGTCCACGTTCTACCAAAACCTAAGTGTGAACAACATTTGCTTTCGCAAGTTCACCTTCGTAGTCACAGACGTCATGCAAGCAGCAAGTGCAGTGTTCATTCCCAGTTACACTACAGGGAACCAATCTGTGACCTCAGTCTCTTTGCTGCACCTCGAGATCCACCCGCACTTGGCGGACTCAGGGGCGTACGGCGCTGCCGTCGCACGACACGAGCAAGAAGAAGAGAACTTCCGCAACCTGCTGACCAGAATTCGCAACTCCGGCCTCCAGCGCCATTCTAGTGGGCTTGAACCCACAGGCACGGAATTGAGCAGGACAACCACTGAGGGCAAACAACTCAGTGAAGAGAAGAAGGCCACCGGGTTCTTCTTCTGAAACGATTCGGACGTCAGCCTGACGGAAACTAGGCCGCGGTAGGGTTATATACCGCGTGAACAAACAACAAC